CGCCTATGCTCAGCGAATTGATTGGTTGGTTTCTGGTGATGATGGTGAAGATACTTTTCACCGTAGATTATCAAAAGATTTATCTGAAATAAAATGACTGAAGCAACATTCAAATGGAATAGTGATGTGGTCACAGAAGAAGAATACAATAAGTTGATGGCTGACCACGAAGAATCGGTTAAGGCTGCAGCCATAGCATTAGAGTTGAAATTAGAATTCGAACGCAAGCAAAAGCCTGAGAAGATTAAGAAGGTAAGGATTAAAAAATGAATAATCGTAAAACGTTTTACAGAGAAGTTGAAGTTGATGTTGACCTGTGTGATTTTGAAACCGATGATCTAATTGAAGAATTGGAATCTCGTGGTGAATTACCGTCAATGGCTGGCCCATATGATTCTAGTCAATTGGTACAACAAATTTGGATGTTACGGCGTAATGGTAAAGACTATCAAAACGTTTTGAATGATTTAATTTACAATGTAACTGGACGTATTGTTTAATCATGAGTAAACTAAACTTGACACCAGTATCCGCAAACGGAGTTAATGGTGTGTTATTGAGAGTTGACTATGATATCCTTGTGTTCAGAGTGTATGCTGCAGATCATACCTTTGTGGACTATGATTTGAAACATAGTGATATTTGTATGACAATCACGGATGCAGATGCTTTCTTTTATCACGAAGATGGTGAACATTATTTGGACCATGCGCCTGAAACATTGGGTAGAATGGGTAAAGAATTATGAACGAACGAATTAGAGAACTTGCCGAGCATGCTGGATTTATGGATTCTTGGTTTTCAGAATCCGGTGATGATTGTGAACAAGAACTCAAAAAGTTCGCCGAGTTGATTGTGAAAGAATGTCTTACTATTGCTAAAAACAGAGAAGATGAGTTTGAAAGTGCCGGCCTCCTTGATGAATCAAATGCAGTAGGCAATGTGGCATATCGAATTTCACGACAATTTGGAGTTAAACGATGACCCCAATTGAATATCTACAATCTCTTATTACAGGGATGGAAATGGGATCAGAGATTCCAGTGCAATTATCGGAATTGAAATTTCTAATGGTTCTTATTAAGGCAAATGAAGAATGAACGAACGAATTAGACAACTTGCCGAACAGGCATCTAAAGAAGCATTTCCAGTTGGCAGTATGGCTTGGATGGAAACGTTTGCCGAGTTGATTGTTCAGAAATGCCTAGATCAATGCTATAATCGTGGTATGAATGATGCATTTTACGCAGGACAACTCCAGGCAGCATCATATATTGAAGAATACTTTGGAGTTGAATCATGAAAAATACTCCTCGTGACTGGCTGCACTTTGTTGTTGGCATTGTATTTTGTTATCTTGTGTTGAGTGGATTGGGATATTTGAAATGAACGAACGAATTCAAGAACTTGCTGAACAGGCTACATCTATTCAAGGCCCCACTCCTTACAATCCACTTACCTTTGAAGTGTTTGATAAAGAAAAGTTTGCCAAGTTGATTGTGCAGGAATGTTTGGAACAAATCCATATACAGTCAAGAGGTCGATGCGGTGATTATCATGGTGAATGGTATGAATCTGATATTTTAAAACATTTCGGAGTTGGAGAATGAATAAATTTACTAAAGAACAATCAATTGTAATCACAGGCTTTACTGGAGTGACGGCATGCCAGTTTGGTGACTTTCATGGTGATGTAGAAAAACGATTAGGTCATCCTGTTTTCACACATGAGTTTGCTAATAAACAATTTGTGGAAAAGATTCAAGAATTATATCGTAAAGATTTCTTGACAATGTGTGGAGAATCAGAATGATTAGACTTTGGTTAGTATTTGCTATCTTTGCCATTGCCATTCACTTTGGCGTTACTGCCTGGAGAAACATGAATGGTAAAGAACGTTGGAGCTTGACAAAATCCGTAACGTATAGTATAATTGTCTCATTACTGGCTGTTCTAGTAATGACTGTAATCGTAATTCTTTTTTAAGGTGATATAATGAAACGTATTTTAACTCTTTCCGTCCTTGCCGTTGCTGTACTGGCAACAGGTTGTACCCGTATTGAAACTGGTGAAGTTGGTCTCCGTGTGGGGTTTGATAGACAGATCAGTGTAGGTGAATTGCTTCCAGGTTCGTTTAATCAAGTTATTATTGGCAATGTACTCACGTTCCCAGTCAAAGAGATCAGTGTTTTGGCCGAGAATATGACTCCTCTAGCCAAAGACAATAGCACGATGAAAGACTTTGATGCCTTGATTACATACAACATTAATCAATCACAGGTTGCTGAAATCTACAATAGCAAGAATCGTAGTTTCCACGCTAACCATGATGGTGATGTTTACTTGATGTACAACTACATCTTCAATGCTGCACGTAACGCTATCTACAAGTCTGCTCGCAAGTACGAAGCATTGGATATGGCTGATAGCCGCCAAGCAATGGAAACAGAAATCAAAGAACAGATCACACGTACACTAGCAGAAGAAAAGTTGGATGGTACTATTGTGATTGGTCAAGTGTTGATTCGTAACATTGTACCAGCAGATAGTGTTGTAGCTAGTGCCAATGAATTGGTTAAGGCCAAGAACGAGTTCAAGACAGAAGAAGTTAAAGTGGCTACTGCTCGCAAACGTAACGAATCAATGCAAGCAAACCCAATGGCAATTCCTTTGTTGATGGCAGAAGCACAAGCAGATGCCATGCGTAATTTGCCAGGTGCTATTGCTAACTTCAAAGGTCAAACTTTAGTTATCAACGGCGTGGTTACACCAACCGTACAGACTAACGGTAAATAATTGTAGAAGGTTATTAAATGAAATTTAATATATTGATGGCCGTGCTGTTTACAGTAGGTGTGATTTTGTCGTTGTTGCCTTTTGTATGGTTTGTGACCAAATAATGAAACCAGAACTAATTGATATTGTACGCAAACTAAAAGATTCTTGCCTTGCTCGTGATAATTATGTTAAGAAATTGCCTACAGATTTCTATACATTATTTGATAATGAATATGTGAATGAACTAGAAAAACAAATTGATATGATGGTCGAATCATTGTTTGGTGATATGGCAGAAGATGTGTTTTGGTTTCTTTATGAATACCATCAAGAAACTGCCAGTGATGGACCACACCTTATATTACAGGATGGCACAGAGTACACCTTCAAAACCAATGAAGATTACTATGAGTACTTGAAGAATCAATAATGGTCATATGGGTTTGGATTCTGATGACAATGAATGCTGAAGGTGTTATTCAGCAGTCATATCCAATGGCAACCAAAGAAGAATGTCTGCAATTGGCTGAAATAGTTCATGTGTTTGCTGATACAGGAACTTTATGCCTCAAACGCAAGATTGTAATACCTAAGGGGAAATGAAATTTTTATATTTGATGTTGAGACATTAGGTAAACGCAGCAATTCGGTCATTCTATCAATGGCTGCGATCTACTTTGATCCTGATGATAAACCAACACCTAAACAATTGTTTGATGGTGCATTTTATGTCAAATTCAAAGTTGATGACCAAGTTAAACGATTACAACGTGGTATGGGAAAATCTACCATGGAGTGGTGGGCTAAACAATGCGACAATGTAAAACGTGCATCATTTATTCCTCATAAAGATGATTGTATATTTGAAGATGGTTATGAAACTATGCGTACATGGGCACAATCAAAAAATGATGAAAAGTGTTATGTGTGGGCTCGTGGTAATTTGGACCAATTGGTGATGGATGACATTGAAGAACAGATAGGACTCAAACCTATTTGGCCATATCACCGTTGGCGTGATGTACGAACCGCAGTTGATTTCCTATACAGTACAACCAATGGTTACGTCAAGGTGGATTATCCAGACTTTGATTCATTCCTACACATCACCAAACACCATCCAGTGGATGATTGTGTATTTGACGCCATGCAGTTAATGTATGGTGAAAAAGTGTTGTAAATCTGCAACAAAATGGTTGCCATTTTCACTGGTTGTGTTATAATATATACATAAACAACGAAAACGGTGAATTTATGAGTTATTATGTTATTTCAAAAGGTACTGGTCACATTGTCGCTGATGGATCACACCGCACCCGTTCTTACAAGACCTTTGCTGCTGCAAAATCTACACGTACCCGCCTTTGCAACAAAGCCGGTTGGTCAGTCGATGAGTTGGATATCATATCCACTGAAACCTACAAACCTCGTATGGTTACACGTAAGAATTTAATATCAGGTGTTGAATTTGAAGAGGACGTAAATACACCTAACTGTTGTTCACCTTCTAGCGAATCTTTCTGGAGTATGTAAATGAGTATAAAAATGTACAGCGACAAAGTACGTGTGGTTACTGAATTAAGTCCTTTTGATGTACGGCATGACGTTAAGGTTGAAGTATTGGTTGATGGTGAATGGACACTCAGAACCGGATACAATAGTTTAAGCAACGATTCTGCATATAGCAATGCGGCATGGGAAGCAAGCGAATTGATAACCTCACACCTATTCAAATGACCAACATTAAATCAATAGAACATTCAAATGTCTTATACAGACAAAATGAAATAAAGCAAAAAGATATTCGGCATGAAAGTGATTTGGTTGAACAAAAGCGAATCAAAGCACAACACATGGCCATGGAAGAAAAACGTATTGAAATGAACCGGCGAATGAATCGTGCAGGTCAAAATGTAGATAGAATGGCATAACAATTTTATAAGGGTACCACCATGAGCAACGAAGAAGATAAAATCAAACATTCAAAAAGATTGCTTAAGGATGAAAATGCTATCAACAAGCAGGTAAAGATTGCTAAAAGCTTAGGCCTTAACGTGGATGAACCACACAGGTTTGATAAGCGCCACGCCATGGATTGTGGTAATCCTAAGTGTATGATGTGTTCCCGTGAGAAGGTTTTTGGTGAACGCACCATCCAGGAAAAGAAGTTTATTCAAACAGAGAAATGGGAAGATTGATTGTTGTTTTTATACAACACATGGTTGCCATATGCCACAATTTGTGTTACAATAGAGTTAATTCACAACGGAGAACATTATGAGTTTTAATAAGAATCAAACAACTTTCATCAAAGCAGCTGAAGATTTGTTTGGTGTTGGTTCAATACTTACACGGGACGGTATCAAGCACGTAGCTGATGAAATTGGCTGTCCTTTCCCGTATTGGTTTGTAACAAAATCTGAGTTTCGTGCTGACCGTGGCCGTTACAAATTGCCTGATATCGGCACAAAACCTAAGGTCAAGGTATCTGAACCTGAACCTGAACTTGAAGTAGCATTGACTGCTCAAGTGTTATCATTCAAACAACCTAAATTGATTGACGATTCAGACGCATCAATTCCTTCAAAGTACCCCGATTATGTCCCATTTGGATTTTTTAAAGACCTTACTAATGTTATCAAGTCTGGTCAGTTTTATCCTGTCTTTATTACTGGCTTGTCTGGTAATGGAAAAACCCTTATGGTTGAGCAAGTTTGCGCTGAACTTTTACGTGAGTGCATCCGTGTTAACATTTCGGTCGAAACTGATGAATCTGATTTATTGGGTGGTCCTACCCTCGTCAATGGCAACGTTGTTAATCGTGATGGTCCAGTAATCACGGCAATGAAACGTGGTGCTGTTCTATTGATTGATGAAGTTGACCGTGGTTCAAATAAGTTGATGTGCTTGCAAGGTATCTTAGAAGGTAAACCTTACTACAACAAAAAGAATGGTGAAATGGTTTATCCAAAAAATGGATTTACTGTGATTGCTACTGCAAACACCAAAGGTCGTGGTTCAGAAGAAGGTCGTTACTTATCTCAGATTCTCGATGATGCCTTCTTGGAACGGTTTCCAATCACTGTGGAACAGGAGTATCCTGATGCCAAGACCGAACGTAAGATTCTTACACCATTGATTGATGATTCTGAATTTGTAGAAAATCTGGTACAATGGGCCGATGTGGTTCGCCAATCATTCAAACAAGGTGCTGTTGATGAACTTATCTCCACACGCCGTTTGGTCCACATTGCAAAAGCATTTAAGATTTTCAAAGATCGTATGAAGGCTATTGAATTGTGTGTTGCACGGTTTGATGATGAAACCAAGACTGCATTCCTTGACCTGTACACCAAGTTGGATTCTAAGGCTGATGATTTGCCTGCGGGTGTGACGCTCAAAATAGACGAAGTGCCGTTCTAACGGTAAATATCCACAAGGCTGGTTGCCAACATACCAGTTTTGTGTTATAATCAATTTGTTGGATTTTTTATTATATTATTGAAAGGACATTCAAAATGTCATTGACCGTTCGTAAAGGCAAACCTAATCGCCACGAGAAAATCGCTGTTACCATGTTATCTGGTAAACCTGTGTCACCTGATGAGATTAAATCTGTATTCAAAGATACGGACCAAGAATCTGTACTCTATCGGTTGTCCACAAACATTTACAACATCCGCAAAGATGGTGGTATTGTACGAGTACACAAAACTGGTCGTATTGTAACCGCATATCAATTGGTTAACCATAACGAGTTTGATGCCAATGGTCGCTTTGTTGGTCGTGTACTTGGTCAGGCAATTACACCTGCCGAAGTAGTTAAAGCACCAGAAGTTGCAACTGTTTAATATGAAGTATTCTATACCTTTTGGTGCTGCGGTAACAATAGTTGTAGTAGCTATCCTTATTAGTTTTCTTCTTTCATGGCCAGTAATGATGTTGTGGAATGAAGCTTTCGTTGGTGCTATTACTGGCATCAACCAAATCACATGGTTACAAGCATGGGGTATTAATATACTCAGTGCAATTTTGTTTAAAACCACAATCAACAAGTCTTAAAATATTATGGACGAGCATGACCGTGAAAACCTGAATTTTCTCATGTCTTGTACTGACCAAGCTTTTGCTGAGTGGTTGGAACAATGTGATGATGATGATGCGGCTTATGCATTAGAACTCATTCGTTATGCACAGACTGAATTACAACTTGAAGAATGGTCTCTGAGAGATGAAATGATGGAAACTTCAGAAGCCAATGAATTACTAAAAACTTTTAAACTGAAAAGAAAATGATTAAACTATTATACGTGGCACCGCTAGTCTTAATGACTGCTTGTACCACAGCAAAACTTGAAGGCTTCGAGAAAGCCAAGGTGATTGACCGTTCAGAGGTCATTCAAGCAAGCAAAGATTGTATCAACGCCAAAATGAAACCAGTGATTCAATCTCTGCCACAGAAAACGGACCATGGTACTATCATGTTCCCTGTCTCGGTGCAATGCGAGACATACTTACGTACTCAATAAGGTGAATTGAAATGTATTCGTATATGATTGATGCTGTAGGAATTTCACAACACACATTAGAAATGATGGTTGTTGGCGCTATCGTCATCGGTATTCTTGGTGTTGTTTTTGTGTTGTACTGGAAACAGATTGCTATTGGTTGTTTGGCATTGTTTACTCTTGCAGTAATGGCTAATCACGTACCAAAAGAGAAAGTTAAACCTGTTGAAGTAATCAATGAGGTTGAGGTACAAAAAGTTGAACCACCTAAGGTCGAAGACCCAGTGGTAACCAAAGAAGAAGCCAAACCGGATACAGATCAAAAATACTTTATGGAAGATTGTTTGGCATTTACTGATTACAGTAAAAAACAATGTGAGGCGATTTGGCAAACCCGTGAGGTTGAAGAACAAAATCTTTTGGATGTACAAAACGTTGAGTATAAGAAACGCCGTGCTGCAGCTCTAAAGAAACCCGGAGCATTTGTTGCACATTATGTATTTCGTTAAGGAGTAATTATGGTAACGATTGTAAAAAGTGAATGGCATCAGGTCGAGAAACGATATTCAATCGAACTTGACCGTGACCAGTTAGGTGAAATTTATCCAGATTTGGATCCTGCTGAATTGGATTTACGATATATGTTATTGGAGGCAGGTGATGTTACTGCTGAAGAAGTAATGCAGGATGCCCGTGATGCTGACATAGATTTCGATTGGGATTGGTTAGATGAAGATGATTGGTGGACCGACCGTAAAGGTGGTTATGATGTTACATATGAGGTAGATAATAATGCTTAAACTATATCGTGGACTTATTGATATTTTGATTTCACAATGTCGTGCAATGGACCAACAATTCAGTCAGCATATACGGCTAAATGTGGACGTGGCAAAAATTGCAGAGGACAGTTCTGGCCTAACAGGATTTTGGAACCTTTTACTTGAGGTCACTTTCATGTTGTTCGCCAAGTTGGTGTTCTTGTTTGGTTTGATTATTGTGACAGTGTTTACCGTTGTATTCTTTCCTTTAAATGCAATTGCATGGGGAATCAATGGTGTGCTAAACCACAGGTCATATCGTTATCAGTTTGTGGAATATAATGAACCTAAAGTCCAGGTGATGGACGAAGTGTCGCCTAAAAGCAACACTAAGGTAACTAAAGCTTGACATATATACCTATCCTGTTATAATGGTAATTCGATTGGAGATATTATGAAAATTGCTGTGTGTTCCGACCTACATCTAGAATTTGGTCATATTAAATTAAAGAATACCGAACAAGCTCAAGTTCTTATCTTGTCTGGTGATATTTGTGTTGCTAAAGATTTGTATGGTGCTGACACTGTAGATTTGGATTTTGGAAATTCTATTCGATACCATGAGTTTTTTAAAAATTGTGCTTCTGAATTTGAACACGTAATCTACATTGCTGGTAATCATGAACACTACCACTATGACTATGCTAAAACAATAAGTGATTTGCATGAGAAACTTGGTTATATAAACAATCTACACATCTTGGATAAACAATGGATGGCCGTTGGTGACGTTGCGTTTATCTGTGGTACACTGTGGACTGATATGAACAAGGAAGATCCAGTTACTCTAGCTGGTATCAAGCATTACATGAATGATTATAAGGTTATCAGAAATACAAATAGTGTTGATGTGACTTTCCGTGGTATAGATGGTACTATGCAATCACGTCCTGCTAAGTTTTCTCCCGAAGATTCGGTTGCTGACCACAAGGCAATGTTGGAATTTATTGATAACATTATTGCCGGTGGTACTTCCAAAAAGTATGTTGTTGTTGGTCACCACGCACCGTCAAAACTGAGTACTAAACCAGAATATGAAGATGATGTTTTAGTGAATGGTGCATATAGTAGTGACTTGAGTGAGTTTATTCTGGATCGTCCAGAAATTAAACTGTGGACTCATGGCCATACACATCACGAATTTGATTATATGATTGGTGATACACGTATTGTTTGTAATCCTCGTGGTTATATTAACTATGAAGATCAGGCTAATGTTTTTAAATTGAAATATGTTGAGGTATAATATGAAATCTGTGATTGTTGTTCTGTTGGCATTTATGTTGACAGCGTGTGGTACTGCCGGCGGCATGGTCGGCGGTGCTGGTGAGGACCTTAGAAAAGTTGGTGATTGGATTAAATCAAAATGAACAAAAAACTATACATGGTAGAAACTGTATCCATTTTCAGAATGCGATATGTTGTTGAAGCTCTAGAAGCTGAACACGCAACCGATGAGGTTGTAATGAATCTTAGCCGTACAGAAGGCACAGATGAGTTTGTTGAATTTTCTCAGAGCCACGTTGATGAATGTATTACCTCTGTTAGAGAGATTACTGCAACTCAGTACTTGGAAGAATTTGACAAAGATAATGATTATCTGAAAGACTGGTCTACTGCATTGAAAATGCGTAATATCAACACAATCAATTACAAAGACTAATGTTGAAAGTATTGGTTACTGGTTCAAGTGGTTATATTGGTAAACACCTATGTCAGATTCTTGAGAGAGAATATGTCGTTGGTTTAGACCGTAGATTTGAACCACAAAATGCTGATAGGTTTATTCAACAGGACATTTTAGATTCAAAATTAATTGAAGGTGAGTATGATGCTGTTGTGCATCTTGCCGCTTTGGTTAATGTTGGTACATCTATGAAATGTCCGATGGAATACTATCGCACCAATATTACAGGTACACTAAATGTTCTTGAAAAGGTGAAGTGTAAAAACTTCATCTTTGCATCAACTGGTGCGGCTCATGAACCAACCAGTCCTTATGCATTATCTAAACGTTTAACCGAAGAAATCATCAAAGAGTATTGCTCATTGAATGGTATAGATTATACAATATTCCGTTTCTACAATGTAGTTGGTCAGGCAGATTATCCTCCAACCAACATGGACGGTTTGATGTATAATTTAATCAAGGCCAAAGAGACAGGTGAATTTAATCTGTATGGTAATGATTATAGAACAAAAGATGGTTCTGCTGTACGAGATTATGTTCACGTATTGGAAATTTGTAAGGCAATTCAGTTTGCATTGAAACGACCATCAAATTTCTATGTTGAGAATCTAGGTTCAGGTGAAGGTTATACCGTTAAGGAAGTTATTGAAACTTTCAAACGAGTTAACAACTGTGACTTCAAGGTAAACGAATTACCTCGGCGTTCGGGTGACTTGGAATCTAGTGTGTTAAATAGTGTATCAGCATATATGCAAAAGTCTTTTACACTTGATGAAATGATGAAACTATGAAAATTTATATATCAAAATATCGTTATCACTGGCTTTCTCCTTACACAATCATGGAGAAGGTTATGTATTGGAAAAAGTGGACTGATCCAACATTTGACCTATACGAGGACAAGAACGAACACTACACCGATTGGTTAGTTAAACCAATGACATTGATACAGAAGTTTCTAGACTTTATTCATCCCAAAATCAATTATGTAAAGATTGATTACTATGATACCTGGAACATGGACTCAACATTGGCTTTAATCATTCTGCCAATGTTGAAAAAGTTAAAAGAAGAAAAACATGGCTCACCAATGATCGATGCCGAGGATGTGCCAGAAGAATTGCGTATGACTGGTTTTGATGAATGGGATTCACAAAGTCAATTAGATTTAGAAGATAAAGAAGTCAACGAGAAATATCAAACTGAATCTTGGGATATAACTCACAAGCGTTGGTCTTGGGTCTTAGATGAAATGATTTGGACCTTTACACAATTGCATATGGATACAGATTGGGAAGCACAGTATCACACCGGTGAAAGTGATTTACAATTCAAGAAACTTGAAAACGGATTGAGTGAAATGGTTCGTGGACCAAAAGATACTCATGTGTTTGATTCTGTAGGATATATGGCACACAACGAACGAATTAACAAAGGGTTAATATTGTTTGGTAAATATTACAGAGGATTGTGGGACTAAAATGTATTCGATTGTTTATTATTTCCTTTCTAAGAAAAGATTGAATCTATCATACGAAACTATTGAAATGATGGGTGGTCCAAATAATTGTGGGTCAATGTTAATGGCCCAACATGAAATGATTATTTTAGAGAACGATCACCACAAAGAACAATCGATTAAATTTCTAGCATATTGCCTTTTTGGTGCCCTCATTTTTCTTGGTTTTTTATGGAGTACATTCTAAATGAAATTCACTTTTCTATTTTTCACTAAACACTTTGCAGCCATTTGGTTGACACTCTTAATTTGTTTGGTTGCTTTCTTTCAACTTACTGTCCTGGATAATAAGACATTAGACCATGTAGATTTTAAAGATGGTGTACAAAACCATTTGGTATTTTCCGTCAAAGGAGAATGTTTTTTCGTGCGGCCACATACAGAGAAAACAGTTTCATTAATTCGTGTGGCCGATTGTGATAAGAAATAAGGAGATAGTATGAGTTTATTTGTTGAAGTTGATTCGATTGAAAAGAGTTGTCCCGTTATTATTAATTTGGACCACATTGTAGAGATTGCTCCTCTTGCTGACGGCGGTTGTGCATTGTTTACAACCGATGGTGCAGGTATGAATTCAAAGAGTGCTATGCGTGTATCTAACAATTATAGTGAATTCAAACAATTTGCAATGCAAACTGTAAGTGCGGAAGATATTGCAAAACGTTTCCCACCTAAAAACAAGAAGCTTGCTACTGAAGTTAATGAATGATTTGTTTTTAAATATATTCAGTTGGATACGTGATGACTATAAAACTCACCCTGTTCGTTTTATCATTGAGGTTGCGGCTTGGGCAATTAGCATCGGATGTTCGATTACTATGGCGCTCACTGTACCCAATCCGCCTCTTATTGTTTTGTATCCTATCTGGATTGTTGGCTGTAGTCTTTACGCTTGGGCTGCTTATACTAGGAAATCATTTGGTATGATTGCAAACTATCTGTTGTTAGTGACAATTGACAGTATTGGTTTGATACGGATGTTATCATGAGTTTGAATTTAACTCACGTATTTCCAATACCTATAATTAACACCAAAATTGATGATGGCATTACAGACGATGTATTATCATTAGTTAATACGTTTGTTGAGGATAAAAAACTCTTAGCCAATTCTCTACCCGGAGATTTGGTGACAACGTTTTATGATGTTAAAGATTTGTTAGGCACACTAAAGGCCTATGATTTACTTAATGAAATAACCATTAACTCCAGAACATTTATGGAGTTACTTGGTTATGATAAAGATAGTCACATTGAAATTTCATCTTGGTTACAGTATAACAAACCACAATCACATTTTTTCAGGCACGACCACTACGGTGCATTAGTTAGTGGTGTTGTATATTTACAAACACCTGAAAAGTGTGGTGATATTGTATTTCATACTCCATTGGAATTGCGTAGAGCTCACTCAACCTTTTTTAGTAGGTTGAAGGTAAACGAAAACAACTACAACTATGATGACATACGGATTACTCCACAAAAAGGTCTAATGTTATTGTTTGACTCTTGGTTACAACACACGGTAGAACGTAATTATTCCACCGACAACCGAATTTCCATATCATTTAACGTAATGGCTGGAAAGATTGTAAACTAGGCTTGCCATTACACCTTGATTGTGTTATACTTACACTATGAATATCTTTTATCTTGATCCAGACCCAAAAGTTTGTGCAGAAATGCACATATCAAAGCATGTGGTAAAAATGATTATCGAATATGCACAGCTTATGTCAACCGCACACCGTGTTATTGATGGCACAGAGTACACAGATTTGACAGCCAGTGGTCGCCGGATCAAACGGTGGCGCCTGACCGATGGCCGTGAAGAAACTCTGTACAAAGCAACACATATCAACCATCCATCGGCGATCTGGTGTCGTGAAAATCGTGCAAATTATGTTTGGTTGTATAGTATGTGGTCACACCTATGCGAAGAATATACTTACCGTTACGGTAAAGTACATTCCTGTGCAAGATTAACTAAGGAATTAAATTTAGTGCCTTTCAATATAGAAGAAGATGATTTCTTTGCACCAACACCTGCAATGCCAGCTGATGTAAAAGTTCTTGCTGATAATCCTGCACCTGGTAGAAAATATGACGCATTGAAATCCTATCATAACTATTACATAAATAATAAAAAGAGCTTTGCCTCATGGAGTGGCCGAGTTAATTCCCGCAACAAACCCGATTGGTTCCATTTTACATGATTTATACCTTCCTCAATAAAAACACCAATGAGATTGAAGAACATACCATGCGCCTTGCAGAGTATGATGAGTTTAAAGAGAAAAACACACACCTTGAACGATACTTTAATACCGAAGGTCTTGTTGGACTTGGTGACGGTATGCGTATGAACACACCAGGAACGGGACAGGCAGACTCCACGTTCGAGAAGTATATCATTAATCGTATGAAGGAAACCATTCCAGGAAACACGATTAAATCAGGCCATAAAACCAAAATGTCGAGAGAATGGTAATGGCACAAATACCCGCATTATTTCTACCAAAGAGAGGTGTCGATGAACAAAAACCCTCAGTAAATAAACCTGTACCCAAGAAAAGAAATTTCAAAAAGAAAGAGGACAAGCAAACTAATTGTGTTGCCTCGTTATTAAAAGGGAAGTTTGATGGTCACGAAAAAAACAACGGCGAAGTATTCTCAAGAACAGCACGATGAAGAAGTAAGAACGAGAAATCAAACAGGAACAGCAAACAATTCACTTAGAATTAAACTGGATCACCTAAAAACATTTGAACCTCTGACAGAGAATCAAAGACTGTTTTTCGAAATGTATAAGGGTGGTGCCTATTTTATGGGACTATTCGGTAGTCCAGGTGTAGGTAAGACATTTTTGGCGTTGTATAAGGCCATTGAGGAAGTATTAGATAAGTCTAATTCATTCAAACAATTGGTTGTGGTAAGAAGTTTGGTACAATTACGTGATGTTGGTTTTTTACCTGGTAATCTTGAAGAAAAACAAGAGATTTATGAGTTGCCTTACAAAGAGATTTGTGCTACACTATTCGGAAGACCAGATGCGTGGGATAGGTTAAAAGAACAAGGTCATGTTCGGTTCATTTCAACGACTGCAATTCGTGGTATCTCAATTGACGATGCCATTATTTTGGTAGATGAAAACCAGAACCTGAATTGGTCGGAAGTGAATACAATTATAACCCGTGTTGGTCATCGGTCGAAAATTATCTTCTCTGGTGACTTTAAGCAAACAGACTTGATTAAGAGTAACAAGGACCAAACGTCCTTCCATGATTTTATTGAGGTTGCACGAAAGATGCCATCGTTCCAAGAGATTTACTTTACTCCGGATGATATCGTTCGTAGTAGTTTGGTCAAGCAATGGATTGTGGCCTGTGAAGAATTAGGCTATTAAAATCACATAAATATAGGGCAATTAAAGGAAGAATATGATTTTTGAAATACAAGCACAAAGATTTGAAGATGGTGATAAGAAGGTTTTTTACTATGATAATCATGCCAACATCTTAAAAGATGCTGATGGTAATGTTTTTGAGTATTCAGATATTGCTGATGTACCAAAACAATTTGAAAACCCCCACAAATCTTTTGATAAAGATCATCCACTCAAGAAGTCTAAATTAATTAGCATTCTTAAAATCCAGATGGGATTGAGTTGTAATTACTCGTGTGATTACTGTTCACAGAAATTCGTTGAACGTCAACCAGAAACTTCCAAAAAAGACATTGACGCATTTATGGAAAAATTGGAAGTATTAAAGTTTGACGAAGATGTTGGTTTAAAGATTGAATTTTGGGGTGGTGAACCATTGGTTTATTGGAAAACAATGAAACCTTTGGCTGAAATACTTGCAGAAAAATTCAGTGAGTGGAAAACAAAACCTCGATTTAGTATCATCACAAATGGTTCCATTTTAACCGATGAAATTATTGACTGGTTGATGATGATGGACTTTGCTGTAGCAATATCACATGATGGACCAGGACAATCAGTTCGTGGACCAGATCCATTTGATGATCCAGAAAAGAAAGAACAAATTCTAGGTTTTTATAGAATGATGCGCCGTTTAGGTAAATCTTTTAGTTTCAATTCTATGTTGAATTCAAAAAATCAAAGTAGAAAATCAATTTATGATTGGTTTGTTAACCTAACAGGTGATGAAGATGTGGTTCTTGGTGAAGGATCAATTGTTGATGCTTATGATGAAGATGGTGTTTCCAGTTCACTGATTACAAAAAAAGATCATTTTGAATTTAGAAAACAGGCTTTCGGAGAATTATATGCAGCTCAAGGTAAACTTGGTTTTGTAAATCAACTTGGTAAAATTAATGGTCTAACTAGAAGTATTTTAAGCCACAGTGATTCCAAATATTTGGGACAAAAATGTGGTATGGATGATGAACACACCATATCAGTTGATTTGCGTGGTAACGTTATGACTTGTCAAAATGTTAGTTCACTTGAGATTTCCAATAACGGTGAATCCCACGGCGGAGGCACACTTGATGATTATGAAAATGTTGAATTAAAATCTGTCACACATTGGTCTAACCGTAAAGAGTGTCCGGAATGTCCTGTACTTCACGTATGCAAAGGTTCATGTATGTTCTTGGATAAAAAATACTGGGACATTTCATGTGCCAACGCATATTCAGACAATGTTGTGTTATTTAATTTGGCAATCGTAATGATTACTGGTGGATACGTTCCCACTTTAATTAAAAGTGATACTCTACCACTTGAAAGACAAGACGTTTTCGGAACAATTTTTACACACGAAGAAGAAAAACAAAGAAAAGTGATACCGATCAAAGTTTTGAGTGAAATTATTGATAAAATTGATGATGTTGATGTGTATGGTAAATCTCGTGTGGAAAACACATAAATATTGTAACAACCTTTTTTTAAAAAATAAAAATGCCAACACCATCATCTGGACCAATATCAATTAATGACGTTAAATCTACAATAGGCACCGGCAACGGCAGTTTAACTTTTTTGGATGGTTATATAAAACCTGGTCAAAAAGGTGGTTTGCCTGACTTGGTCGATTTTTATGGTAAAAATTACTATCAACAAAATCAAGCAGGCAATTGCAATAACGGAAACGCTGGTGGTGTAAATTGTAACTGTGGTAATATCCAGTGCTACCAATCACAAAATTGTACTGCCATAAATTGTGCAAATTGTGATTCTCAAGCTTGGTTACAGTCTGGTAATTGCGCTGGTGCTAGACCCACTTATAATTGCACAAACAACGCCAATTGCTTCTCGTATAACTGTAACTGTAATTGTAACTGTTCTAAGATTATTTGTACTAAATTATTCAGTTTGGGTATGATGAAACAAAATATATTTGAGGCTGACCAAGCTTTTGGTAAACGTTTGATTGAAACTCATCCAGATATATACAATGGTTATAAAGCTTGGGCTGAAATTGTCGTTTCTTGGATGGAAGGTAATGGACCTAAAATGATGCCTTGGATGACGGACGAAGAACATACTATTGCTATCAAAAATTGGGCAATTAATTGGGCATATGATATTGCAACACCATGGGCTGAAGAAATGGCCTATATTGTGGGCGAAAAGGAAACAGGTAGTTTGACTGGAAAATTGATTATGGGCTTTGGTACACCAATTTGTAAAATTATCGGTGTTTATAACCGTTGGTTTGGCCCAAGCAAAAAAGAACCAGGATTTCTCAAAGGTGCATCTCTCGTATGCATTTTTATTGGTTTCAAATTGATTGTTAAAATTGGTGCATTTATCGAAAATTTTATCCCTAAAAAAGTTGGAGCTAAATTATAATGGTGCTTCCAATATACTCTAAATCACCACCAATTTTAGT